TCGTCTAGGTTTTCAGACTGCCGGCGGACTACAGACTCGGTAAAACCATATTCTTTCAGCATTAAATCATAATCACTGATGCGAAGCTCTAGCCCTGAAGCGGCTAGGTAGCCGCTCTTGAACGCCTCATAATCGGCCTTTCTGTAACTGGGCTTAGACCTAAATTCCTTTAATATTTCACTTTCATCAATATATTTTCTTTCTTCTAGGCGGTGCTCTAGCAAGCCAAAAGATTCGGCGGTCAGGTGATCGATGTATTCATCCTCGGCCATTTCATCGCACTTACAGAAAGTAATCCACCGCGTCTCTTCGTGGGTAAAGCCGGCTCTTTTTTTGCCCTGCGCTCCGGGGAATATATGAAAGCCATTAAGGCGCTTTTCGCCGTCATCAGAGCTAACCGTGACATCGCCGTAAACCATCACATCAAAGTGATCATCCATGTAAATCTTGCCGGTTAGTATCACGCCTGCAGGAATGGTGATCTCCCTGGAATAGATGCCGCCAGAATATCTGTGGATAACTGGAATCTCTACCTGTGGATATGTTGCTAGCTTATCCTCTAAACGCTGTATTGACTCGCGCACGCTGTTTTTGGCGATAGGCCCGCTGGCATTATTAATAATGAGGCTTAGTTCTTTTTCGTTATCCATGCCATTTCCAATGCGTAATAGTGTTACTTATTATACAACACAAGCCGCTATTTGTATTGATCGTGCAGCTATCGGTATACCTTTGCGGCAACTGGGATACCCGTAATAACTGTTGCGACTTCTCTTGCTGCTAAGTTTCGTTCTATCTCTGTCAAGCAGTCATCAGTTAGCCTGCGCCCGCATGGTGCTTTTGATAGGTTGTCAACAAGGCCTGTGGCGGTGGCAATTGCCGTCTGTATATCTCCATCGGAGACCGCTGGTGATGAGGGTATAACAGCCCTAACTGCGGTGATTGTCGCCCTGGTCATTGGATCACCCTGATAGATGGTATGCCGTCGAATATCACCGAGTACTCCTCTAGAGTGAGTGTCCCTTTATCTGTTGCATACTGCATTTGCAGCACCGTACCAGCCGAAACACCAGATAACTCGCCAACAAAAGTGATGCCAACGTCAAGCTCTTTAATTTTCAGCTCTACTATTGATATATCGCCTATCTGATCGCCATCCGCAGTTATCCTGAGCGATGCTGTCGTGTTATTCAGGGATGATTGGACGAGTACGGGCGTCATAATTTGATAAGTTCCCTCTTGCCCTAAATCTTTGGTCGTGAGGGTTGCCCCGGTAACATCCACAAAAGTAAGGGAGGTCGTAGACTGCGGTACCGCGCTCTCAACTTTTTGACGGTCGTGATATATAGGCTCGCGATAATGCATTACTTCTCCGTAACCAATACTGATGGGGTGCCACTAGCTGCCTTAGCGCTTATCTCACCTATAGGGACGTGTTTCTCGGGGGATTCATACACTGTGCGACCAAACACCGGTATACCTCTGTCGTCCGAATCAGGATCCCCCGTCGCCTTCTCTTTAACGTAAATCAGTTGCTGGGCGAGATTTCCCACCGTATAGCCGAACCTATCAGGATTTGCCGGCAGCAGCGTCGTATACGTGCTTGAATTCAGCGAGATTTCAAGCGGTGCCTCTACTGTATCGTAAGTGTCTCTTTGGCCTCCGTTACTTCTAGCCATATTTAATACTCCCTTATTGCTTTAGTTATCCACTAATAAAAATGAAGAGGTCACTATAACCTCGGTCGATCCGTTGGTTGATTTAGCATCAAACCACCCATCTGTTTTTTCTGGTATTTGAGTCTTTGCCGTAATGGGTATATTAAAAGCATTTTGATAAAACGGGAATGTTAGCGATGTTATAATCGCCGAATCCGCGCCCTCTGGCTTTATTTTCGTCTGAACCGACCCATCCTCATTCTTAGGAAACCACGGGTTAATGTCGAATAGATAACCAGTCTTATTTGCAGGTACTGTTACCCTGCCATCCTGCGACTCGCTTATCTCTGGCAAAATCGTACTTCTAGTATCCGTACTGGAGGCGTCTCGTATTGTTAGTGTGCCTTCATTAAACCCTGATGACCCCGCCGCGATCACAGTGGATTGATCGGATCTTATGTGGGTTCCGGTTAAGGTAACAGCGGTTGTTCCGTTTAGTATTACCACCTGCCCCTGCTCTTCATAATTCGCATCAAGAGAAACTATAAAAACAGCCTGCGCACCTGTTCCGGCTGCGGCATCATTAACATTATCGCTGATTATCTCCCAGGTCTCGGCAGCCGCAGGAAAGGCATCTATCCCGGCAGCGCCAGCGCCAGAGACATTTTCATAAGTCGTGCCGACATCGGTATTTCTACCTATTATAAACTTTGCAGTGTGGCCGGGAACATTGCCCTTAGCCACCTCAAGCATGAAATCTGTAGTACCAAAAAAGCTCATGTAAAGTTCCACTCCCCGGCCGCGTCTGTGTAAATCAGGTGAGGCGAACTGTAACTGCCAATAATATTGGTCGTTGTTTTTCCGTTAACAGGCCCGCTTATCGTTACAGTTCCAGTACCCTGGGTGACTATGTTCACTTTCTCTTTATCAGCCGGCGTTAGATTCATTGTTATTGTAATCGGCACCGTGTTGGTACATATAACAGTTAACTCGGCAGTCTCACCTGTTGTTGTGAAATCTTCCGCAGTAGTCGCGGTCGAGCCTTCGAGGTATGTAACCCTAGCTTCAAGGTCAGTAACCCGAACATCTAGAGCGGCTACTAGTGCGTATAGCGCTACAATATCAGCCTCTATCAAATCAAGCCTAATATCTATAGCATCAAGGCGGTCATTAATGACATTAATCTGATCTTGGAGGTCTTCAATAGCCTCTAGTCCCTCCTCAATAAGATCGGGGCCGCCGCCTGTCCTTATCCATAGATCATGTAAAAACCTATTAAGGTATCGCAGCACATCACGTAATTCTGGATCAGATTCCCATTTTTTGGGCCATCTAATTACAAACGGGTCGACATTAGCCATAACCTAATTCTACCTCAGCATTAGCCGATAGAATTACCCATTTAATCGGGTCGGTCATAATGAAGCGAAACATTCTTTTTCTAAACATGCCAAGACTAAACCATTCAAGCCTATAGGTGTAATCACCCTGTTGGCCTACAGTAGCCCAATTTTCATTGCCCCAAGTGCGCCCGTTATCATCAGAGAATTGCATGATGATTTGAGCCTCTGCACCTATCAGGCTGGCCCCGGTTTCAACCATTAATTCCAGCCTATCCATAAAGACTATATTGCCTGGAGCGCCGAACGTGCCACCATCAATCGATAGTGTGTCACGCTGTCGCTGGATTACCTCGCCATTATCGGTGAACGTGTCGAAATCCATTTCATAGATATTACCACTCTTACGATCAGCAACGATATGCTTGTTATAGATAAACTGATAATCGCTAATAAGGTGCTGTGAACCGTCGGTGCCTGAAGACAGGTTAGTCCATAAGCCTGATTGCTCGTTGAATAACCACGTTTCATTGCCAGACTTAAAGCTTAGCAGGTAGAAGCTCAGCGAATCAAAACGGAAAGTTACACCAAAGGCATCGGCGCTAGTTGGGTAGTTTCTAATTGCCTGCCCTATAGCGGGATTACCGATGGGCTGCACTGATAATCCGGATATTCTATAAGGCACCAAATCAGAGCCTAAAAAATAAACAAAGTCTTTATTGGATGCTAGCGAGTGAACGGCGTGCAATCCAAGCTGCTCAACTGAATTAGTAACCACTGAATAAGGCGGGTTGCCTGATCCGGTATTGTAGTAAGGTTCAATTGACGACTCGCCGAAAGCATAAACCTGCCCATTATGAGCAAGCACACCCTCCATATTATCCGGCTCTGATTCGGCAATCGTGACATTTAAGCTATTAACATCCAAGGGGCTATCTAGGTCGGCGAATATAACATCAGCATCATTGCCATCATAAATAACGCGGCGATTGTTATAGGTTACGGTTGAAGAGTTTGCTAAATCGACATCGGTGCCGAGCGTTAGGGTTGACCCGTTATAGGCGTATGGTTTAGTCGATCCGGTGGTAATGACAAGGTTGGTGCCATCTGATTCAAGCACGCAGCGCCCGGTGCCGCTAATAGTCCCGATAGACGTTGATACACCTAAAGATGTGACGCTGTAAAGCGTGGTGCCTGTAATGGTATAGAGGACGCCATTTAAGACGCCCATGCCTCTATTTTTACCGCTGCCAGTAGTGGCGAACGGCTTTAACCCTGGGAATGGCTGCAGTGATGCTGGCTCATTGCCTTGTGGGCTGAGGTCAATATAGAAGTTGCGAGTAACCTGCGCAGATACGGGAAGCGACCTGTTAACGTAGGTGGGCCCAACTACTGGAAACGGTAGTAAAGCCATTAAATAGTACTCTGTCTAGGTATTTTTCTAGGTAGATATTTTTGAGTTAATGCAGGATCAAAGCCAGACTCGTTGATGATCATATACTTGGCCTGCAGCTCTTCAAAGGCCGACTCTCCAGCCTGAGATAGACCGGTG